TCCTGTAATGTTGCACCTATCAATTCGGCTAAAATCAAAGGTGAAACACCACAAAATACCAATTTGCCACCAAAAACAAACTAACACAGGTATTTAAAAAAGATATGGCAAAAGAGCAAAGTAAATATGAGATAAGAAGCTATAGCGGCAACGCCGCCCCGAAAGCCTCTGCCGATTCAAGACATATCGAGGGCTATGCAATTGTCTTTAATCAACGTTCACAGCTGCTTTTTGACCGAAATAACGGAATACCGGTGTATGAAGTTATCGAGCCGGGAGCAGTAGACGAAAGTTTAATAAGAACATCTGACATTAAAGCCTTATTGGAACATAACGGTGATAGAATGTTGGCACGAAGCATTAACGGCAATGGAACACTGCAAATTTCCATTGACAGTATAGGTGTTAAGTATGCTTTTGATGCCCCAAACACCGCCGACGGTGATTATGCCTTAGAGGAGGTTCGACGTGGTGATTTATTCGGTTCTAGTTTCGCATACTGGACTGATAACGACAAAAATGTAGAGTATTCACGTGACGGTAATAACATAATCCGAAGCGTGAAAAAGATTGACATTCTCCGTGACTTTTCTATTGTCGGCGATCCTGCCTACATGGGTACAAGTGTTGAAACAAGAAGCATTGAAAGTAGGCTTAATTCTAACCCGCCTAAAGACGATGAATACAAAGAAAAAGAGCTAATAAAATCTCAATTAGCAGAATTAAGAAAATTATCTAATTATAAAATTTAAAAAATTATGCCACAAGCAAAATTAACAGAAAATGACAGGTTACAATTAAGAAGTAACTCCGATCGTATGCAACAAATCAGATCCCGTTTTCAAGAAATAGGCGATTTGATTGCTACTGAAAAAAGAGCAATGAATGAAACCGAAATCGCCGAAAAGGTGGCTTTAACATCTGAATTGGAGGTTTTACAGCTTCGAAATGCACAAATCGAGGCCGGTACATGGCAGCCTGCAAAAGACGAGGTAACAAAAGCTGACGCTTTCGACGAAATAATCCGTTCGCTTGCTAGTAGAAGCGGTTTGCCGGACAAGTACAGCTATTTACGTAGTGCAGAGTCTCTTAATGGAATGATTATTCCGTTTAGTGAACATTCAATTCAAAAAAGAGCACAAGACGCGGGTTCTGTTTCACCCTTAGTACCTTTGACTATTGGAGAAATTATACAACCACTTGAAAAGGGACTGATTCTTAATAAGGTTGGTTGCAAGATTCAAACCGGTATGGTTGGTGATTGGAAATTTCCTGTTGTTGCCGGCGTTGAAGCCACAATAAATGGTGAAAATGCACAAATATCCGATACGGTAATCAATATCAGCAAAATTACACCGGATTTAAAGAGGTGTTCGTTAAAAATACCCGTATCAAACAGGGCTATTTCGCAGTCTAACGGCTTAATTCGTGACATTGTTAACACCCAAATAACGCAAGGGCTTATACGCCTGTTGAATCATTGGATGTTTTCGCCTACACCCGTCGTTGATAAGGCTAACGGCTGTTTTTGCAAGTCTGCCCCCTCGTTCGTAGCAGGTACTTCTTTCTCTTATAAAGACTGTTTGCGCTTAAAAGGCTGTATTATGGCTACAGGTGTACAATTCGACGGCACAGCAGGTTACGTTTGCTCGGCTGCTACCTACACAGAGCTGGAAGCGACTCCAAAGAGCCCAAATTCAGGAATAATGGTTCTTGAAAATGGTATGATTAACGGTTATCCGGTATTTCAGACGGAATATATCGGTGACGGAATCTTAGGTTTTGGAATATTCAGTTATGAAATGGTTGGGCAATTCGGCGCAATGAGTTTAATCGTAGACCCTTATTCACAGGCAGATTCCAACATAACAAGATTCATATTGAATGCTGATTTTGATATGCTATCACTTCGTACGGAGGCATTTGGTTACGCTCAAATAACTACTACTCCGGCTATTGGTGTAAATATGACAACAGCACAAATGAATGCAGCTGTTAATAAAACGGCAACGCAAGTAATAACAATTTCAGGTGTCAATTTAACTGCTGATATAGCATTAACTATAGGCGGTACTGATGCTACATTGTTTACCGTAGCACCTGCTACAATTACGAAAGGTGACGACGGATCAGCATTCATGCGAGTTACGGTAACCTACGGTCCAACAGCAGTCGGCAGCAATACCGCATTATTGAAATTGACATCAGGAAAAGCCAACGAAGTAGACATCACTCTAAACGGTACATGTGCATAATATTTTGATTTAATGTTGATTTATGGGCGGGTTAACAGCCCGCCTTTTTAAATTAAAAAAATGGCAAATTACATAACACTTGATGAAATGAAAAAACATCTGAATATTGATTTTACAGATGACGACGAGTATGTAACAAGTCTTATCGAGGTTGCACAATGCAGCATTGAAAAGACTATACAACATCCGTTGAAAGACTGTGAAATTTCTGACGGTGTTCTTAATCCGGCTTTAGTGCATGCGATGAAGCTATTAGCCGGCAACCTGTATGCAAACCGTGAGCCTGTGGCTTATGGCGTACCACAAGCAGTGCCTTACACGATGCAATATCTTATACAACCATTTATACAATATACATGAGAGCAGGATTGTTACGTGAGTTTTTGACATTTCAGTCACAAAGCAAGACGCAAGGCGCATCAGGGGCAATAAAGTTTACATGGACAAATGTATGCACACTTAGGGCTTGGAAAAAGAATGTTGTAGCCGGTGAAGAATTCAACCAAAAGGAGGCTTTTACATCTGAACGTTGGACTTTTCAAATGCGATATGATAACAAAATTACAAGCGATATGCATGTGGTGTATAACGGGGTAACATATAAGATAGTCGGTGTTCCCGACAAACAAGTACAGGATAACACAATGATTGTAATAATCACTAAAATAGAGCAATAGAATGGACGGAATAGAAATTAAAATAATTAATCGTAATGCTCTGGAATACTTGGTACAGAATATTCAGGATATAGACAAAGACAAGGCTATTCGTGTTGGGCTAAAAATGGGCGGTAATGTAATTAAGCGTGGCGGTATTCGTCGATTAAGAGCACGTATGAAGAATTCTAAAGGCGTTACAGGTAATTTGCTAAAATCATTTGTTGTCCGTGTAAAACGAAGTTCGTTAGGTGTTTTGGTTGGATTCTCAACACAAGGTTCACATGCATTCTTGGTAGACTTAGGAACAAACGACCGATTCCAAATAAAAACCGGACACCATACCGGTGAAGCTAGAGCACTAAACTTTTGGACTGACACCCGGAACGAAGATGTACAGCAAGCACAAGGAATGATAGTGCAAGGAATTAACAGATATGTTGAACGTGTAAACAATGGGCTATGAGTAAATTAAGCATTACGGATGCTATCCGTACAATTCTTCTTGACAACGAAGATATAGCAAATAGACTTAGACACACCGACAACAACGGCGATATAACTTATAATTTTTTGCCGTTATATGCTCCCGACGGAACAACAGGTGATTTTATCCTTTTCAAACGGGATAAATTTGACTTGGAACGTTCCAAAATGGGTATAGCGCAGGAAAAATGCGAGATAATACTTAATGTTGTTTGTTCTGATTACGAGGACGGTCAACAGCTAGCAGAATTAGTTTATCAAGCTTTGGAACATCACTTCACATCGCCGCTAGATATGACTGTAGAATTATCTGATTCTAGTGAAGATGTGGCAACGATTAAGGACACAAGCGGTACGGCCGCAGTACGATATGTACAAATATTATATTTCACAATTAAATAGTTTAAATTATGGGAACAGCAGTAAGTTATGATTCGCTGAAAGACATCTACACAGGTCAGATGCTTGTTTATTTGGGCGATAATCCTCTTGCGTTTTGCAAGAACGCAGAATTAAAATTATCGCAAGACACATTGGACGCCGCCAACAAAATGGCCGGCAATTGGGACGTACCTCTAGGAGGTAAAAAAAGTTTTAATGTTACTACGGAAAGCATGTTAACGCATAAAAACGGTGCATGTTCGTATCTTGATATTGCTAAGGCTATTATCAGTGGAGCAACATTTGCATTCTGGTTTGGTACGGTTGTAGAGACAACGGCAGCAGACGGCTCTAAAACGTATACAAAAGACACGACAGAACCAAGTTTTACCGGTACTATTTTGCCGACGGAATGCGACATCAAGTCTGAAAATGGCAGTATAGCTACATGCTCAGGTACATTCAAGGGCGTTGGTGCATTAACTCCGGTTGACGCAGTCGCCGCCACATCAACATCAGAACCGGCATCTTCATAGAATTATTAAACGATTAACTGTACGGGCGGGCAATTTCGCCCGCCTTTTTCATTCAATATTATGATAAAAATAAAAAGCATAATCAGATACGAACAATTATCAGGCAAAAGTTTTTCCGACTTTGACAGCAGTAATGAAAACGATGTAATCGCTTTATTGTACTGCATCGAACTACCGAAAGAAACATTTGAAATTTACAAAAAAACCGCCAAAGTAGCAGAAAAAGCTCTTTTCAATGAGATAAAGAAAATAAACAGTGAAATGGTTCTCATTAATCAGTTTTCTACAGTTCAATCGGATGAATCAACAGCCGAAAGTGACACCAAAAATCACGAAATGATAAGTAATATAGTAGCAGCTTTGATATATGGCGGTTTAGATGCACACTTCGTTATGGAAGAAATGGAAATAGCAGATTTACCTCTATTCATCAAAGGACTTGAAACCAAAAAGAAAGAAAAACTTGAAAATTGGAGGCTTTGGACATTTTTTACGGTTTTACCTCATGTCGGCAAAGGAATCAGTAAGCCGCAAGACTTAATCAAATTCGCATGGGAAGAAGATGCAGAAAAACAAGAAGCTGCTAAAACATTAGAGGACAGTAAAGACCTGTTCGATGCATTTATGAACGGTAAAATAAATTAATCATGGGAAAGTTAGATTTTTCAATAGCTATTAATCTCTTAACAGATAATTTTAAAAGAGGTGCAAATGAAGTAAAGAGTGCATTTTCTTCAATGCAGGCTAAATTTCTTACGTTTGCTGCTGCATTACAGGTTGGTGATTTGTCTATAGGAGGCTTTTTTAGTTCGTTGATAGATATAGCCCGCAAAAGCAATGAAGCTACGATAGCATTGCAAAACGTATCACGAGGAGCTCAGCAATATGCTAACGATCAGCGTTTTTTGATTGACTTGGCTAAAAAATACGGTATTGAAATTAATGGACTAACGCTGCAATATGCTAGGTTTACATCGGCAGCTAATGTTCAAGGCATGACAGTTGCCAACCAACACAAAGTGTTTAGTTCAGTATCCAGAGCTGTTGCCGCTTTTTCGCTTAGTTCGGAGAATGCACAGCGTGTATTTATGGCTTTGGAAAGAATGGTATCCACAAATACAATTAACTCTAAAGAGTTGCGTATGGAAATGGGTATGCAATTACCGGTAGCAATGGAAGCTATGGCGATGGCAACAGGTAAGTCGGTTGAACAAATGGAAAAAATGATGAAGTCCGGCAAATTGCTTGCTAAGGATATTTTGCCGAAATTCGCAGATGCTTTAAACAAACTAATTCCTAATGTAAATACAAATCACCTTGAAACGTCACTGAATAGACTTGCTAATGCCAAAACAGCGTTTACTCTGAATGCAGGCGTGCAGGACAAATATAAATCATTTATAGACTGGTTGACAAATGCTATTACATACGTCGGCAATAACATAAAGACTGTAACCACCGAAGTGGTAGCTTTTCTTATAGGTTCTGGATTGGGCAAGTTTTTTAAATGGTTTGCCAATCAATTAGCTATCTCTCAAAGAAACGCCATGTATGCAGCCCGCAAAGCAGCAAGGGAAGCTGGTGTGCAATTTGATGCAGTGAAGTGGAAAGCCGAAAGCGGAGCATCTACGATTGGGGCAGCTTTTGAAAGAGCCGGCAATGTAATTAAAAAGGCCTTTATGTCGGCTCTACCTACAATTATTTTGGTTATAATCTCTGAAATAATAGGCAGGTTGGCACAGCTTAGAGAGGAAGCCGAACAGATTAAAAATATTCAAAAAGAGTATAAAAACGGACTCTTTCAGGCCACACACACGCAAGAAATAGAACAATTAAAGACAATACAGCAGCAATACAATGCAGCCAAAAGCAACCTTGAATTACAAATAAAATACCGTGCTCAAATTAATAATCTATTAGGCACACACCTTACAACCGAAAAGGATATTAACAAAGCAATTAGCGACCGTATAGGCTTATTGGAAAAGACAGCCAAAGCAGAATACTATACACAAAGTAAAATATCGGCTGAGGACGAAATGAATCAGATAGTAGCTAAATACGGCGGTGCAAAGAATTACAACAAACTATTAAGCATTGTACATACATTTTCGAATACAAATAATCCGTCATTAGGAGGAACTATAAACAGATTTGGTGTTTCGATAGACAATAAAGGAAGAATTAAGGGAGGGCTTTCCGGCTTATTCGGCAGTGGAGTAAACGTTAATGATTTTATTAATGATAAAAATAGATACAACGCATTAGCATGGAAAAGAGGAGATGCATCAAAGAACGTCAACAAACTTGGGTTTATACCTTCTCAATATCCGACATTAAATAATACACCTAGCGGTACTAAAAAGACAAAAGAAACTGATTTTGAGAAAATAGAAGATAACTACTATTCTTCTTTGCGTGATTTAACTGAACGAGCAAAGATAGAAAAGACATCTAAAAACGAATACAACAAACAACTTGACGAACTTAATAAGAGTACATATCTTAATATAGTGTCTTCCGGAGATACAGCGGCAAAGAATAGTGCTTTTGCTGCTACATTGAAAAAAGCTGCTTATAATCCTAGATTTTCACAAGCACAAGAAGACTACGAAAAAGCACAAAAAGATTATGACGACGGGCTTAATAAATTAGGCATACAACTTGCTGAAGGTTATATCACCCAACAAGGGTATGATGATTCAGTAAGGGAATTACAAAAAAAAGTTGTTGATGAAATAAGCGGTACTGAAGGTTTAAATGAAGCACAAAAAAGTTTCGTTAAGACTCTTCAAAGAGAGGCAACACCGAAAATGTCGGATGTTATGGCAAAGATAACGCCGCAAGATACAACCGAGAACTATAAAAAAAGCGATTTAGAAATAAATCAAGACAACTTAGATTATGTTCAAAAGAAACTTGAAACACTTAAAAAAGAATTTGATGACAATAAAAATGCAGCAAGAGACTTTTTAACTGATTTACAGAAAGAAATAACAGCGACACAGGGTGAAGTTACTTATTTTCAAAATGCTGTTAAACTTCAATCATTAAAAGATGATATAAAGGATTATCAACAACAACTTGGGTTATTGGACGGTAATTACGAGATAGGTAAAAATGTAGTCAATGGGTTAGAAAATATATATAATACATGGGGCAACCTTAACAAGTCGCTTAAAAATGAAAGTGGGTTCCAGTCTTTATTAACTGTATTAGATTCAATAACCTCAACAATAGATTCTATCAAAAATGTAATTGATACTATTAATAGGGTTGTTGGTATCATTCATCAATTAACCGGTGCCGAACAAAAAGAAAGACTTATAGAGCAGGCTGCAAATGCGCAAAAAATAACTAATGCCGGTACATCAGCAGCTGCACAAGTAGCGGCATTAGGTACAATAACAATAGCCGAGAATACAGCCGCCGAAGCTGCAACCGTGCAAATGGCAGCGGAAAGTACGGCTGCCTATGCTGCAATACCATTTGTGGGCGAAGGACTTGCGGCAGCACAAATTACATCCATGAAAGCACTCATAGCAGCATCGGCTCTGCCGGCATTCGCAACAGGCGGTATAGTCGGTGGAGGTTCTACGAGTGGTGATAATGTTCTTGCACGCCTTAATAGCGGTGAAATGGTACTCAATATGGGGCAACAAAGTAAATTATTCGGGATTATAAATAGTGGTGCAATTGGTGGAGGCAAAGAAATAACCTCCACCATTACGCATACGATTAAAGGCTCTGAGATGATATTGACTATTAACAATAGATTAAGAGAGAAAGGAAAGAAAACGCTATGAGTTATGGCTTGATTTACACAATACCTTTTACGAGCAGGCTTAATAATTCGTATCAGGTTAATATCGAGAAAGAAAATTATACAGGTAGTTCTACAGAATTACAAGGTGCAGGTTCAGAAACATTTGTTGTTGATATTGACGAACCAGATAATGATTTTCGCTATACTCCAACAATCGGAAGTACGGCAAAAATAAAGATAATTGGAAGTGATTATTTGCAGTCGTTATTTTCTGATGATTACCAGCAATTTAGGGTAACTCTACTAAAAAACAATACAGTTGTTTGGCGTGGATTTATCAAGCCCGAAAATTACACACAAGACTATGTCAATAATATATTTGAACTTGATATAGACTGTTTGTCGGGCATAAATATATTGCAATACATACAATACACCCAACAGGGTACTGATGAGAGAATATTTGTATCGCTTTGGGATTTGATTAAGCTAATAATCTCCGAACTTAAACTAAACTATAACGCTATCTATATTCCACATGTTTATTCTGACACAGAGGCTAATTATGCCGCCTATGATAATGTTCTTGCAAAAATGAAAGTTTCTGAACAGAATTTCTTTACAAATACTAATGATACTGATAGTACGCCAACAACGGATGAGAGTACTGGGACTACCAGTACTGACACAAGTACAGAAGAGGCGTGGTATCTGAATGATATACTTGAAAATATATGTAAATTGCTAAATTGGACGTGTGTCGATTGGAACGGCTCATTATATTTCATTGATCCGGATTGGAGTGGCGAATATTTAAAATATACATCTGATTTATCTAGTTATAGTATTGTTTCATACCTAACAGCTTTAAATGTACAAAATATAAGTTTTGCGGGAAGCGATCATAAGCTAGATATTTTGCCAACCTATAACAAAATAAGTGTAAAAGACTCAAACTATGAACTTGATGAAATTATACCCGAAGAAGTTTATAATACAACATTCGATACGTCTACATTAAATTACCAAATTGGGGAAGCTGATACGGTTGGGATAAATTATATGTTGAAAGTATATCAAACACCAACTGTATTTTCATTGCTTGAAAAATATTTGACATTTGAACAATACGACAATGCATATAACAGCTCAGAGAATAATTTTGATTCTATCAAACAACCTCTTATTCAACTAGCTAGAATATGTTATTATTCATATAGTTCGTATAAAGACGCTGACGGTAACACAAAATACAAATGCTCAATAGATACTATCAGTTATGAAAATTGTATTGAAATAAATTTAAAAAGGACAATTACAATACGAGAATACGCTCAAGATACCTATATACAAGATGTTTATCAAACTGAATCATTTTCGGTAACAGACCCGATTTTAACCTATAAATCTAAATTGCCGTGTGTTTCTTATGGTACTGGTGCTTTTTATATATCAGGAAGCGTAGGGCAATCTACTAATGCTCTTGAGGGTAATTCGGAGAATGCCATGTATTTTTTTGACTCTGAAACAGGTTCTAAAAAAGATATAAATTTAATCTGTGAACTTTCGATATCAGGAATGTATTATAATGGCTCAACATGGCAAAGCACACAATGCACTTTTAAGGTGTCAGTATCTCCAACGGGATATGGATTTACAGAAATAGATAATAATACAACGCCATTTAGTCCGTATGTTAGTGGTAGCGGGTATTTGATTCAATTACCGTCAACACCCTTAAACGGAGCCGTTAATTTTAAAATGTATATGCCTGAATGTGACAGCGAAGTTGCAGCCGTATATATAAAGGGTTTTACAGTTAAATATATCAAAAAAACTACTACCGATTCCGACGACTCTAAC